TTATCGTTTTAGTGTGATGCTTGTTCCTGACTTGAAGGTAAATTCAAATCTGTCCGGGAAGACTACAATCTTCTGAATCATTCGTCTTACAAGCTGTTCATCATAGTCTGTAATTCGGCTTGTCTGCTGCTCAAGGAAGATTCGCATTTCTTCGATTCTGTCCATCAAGGCATCTCGTTCTGCTGACTTAAGAATAAGGGTGGACTTCTTTGTACGAAGGTCATCAATCTCCTCGGCAATTTTATCAATCTTGTCTTGGTCACCGACAGCCTTCACTAGTTCTTCCTGCAGTTCTGCAAGTCTTGAATCAAGGTATTCAGTGGTTATGCATTTATCATCAAGAAGAACTGATTCAACATTCTTCTTGAGTTTTTCAAGCATAATGTCTTTACCACCAAGGGTTTTATTGATGGCTCTTACAACTGCATTCTGTAATTCCTGCTCTGATATGGTTTCTGCATCGCAAGCTGTGGGGCCGTTTTCAATTCTGTTGACGCATCTCCAATTCACATAGCCTTTGCCTTTTTTCTTTGAACTCCAAGCAACTCTTCGGTACAGATCTCCACACTTACCACAAAAGACAATGGTCGATAAAGCGTACTTGCTACTGTAGACCCTTTTCTTCTTGCTATTTGAATTTCCGGTTCTAAGATTCGCTCTCCTTTGTAGTTCTTCCTGAACCTGCATGAATAGTTCTCTTGGAATGATTGCCTCGTGGTTATTCTCAACATAATACTGTGGAACTATGCCGTTGTTGTTGACTCGCTTTTTAGTAAGAACATCAACGGTATAAGTCTTTTGGAGTAATGCATCACCCATGTACTTTTCGTTTGTAAGAATTAGCCTAATACCGTCTGGTCTCCATTTTGCTTTGCCCGCAGCTGTAAGATAACCTTCTGCAGTCAACCCATCAGCTATGTTCTTGAGACTCTTACCTTCAAGGTATTCTCGATAAATTCTCCTTACAAGCATCGCACCTTCTGGTTCGATAATCAGATGCCCGTTCTCATCTTTGGTGTAACCAAGGAAACGATTGTGGTTGACCTGAACTTCACCATTCTGGTATCGGAACTGAAGTCCCATCTTTACATTCTTGCTTAAGGACTCTGATTCCTGTTGTGCAAGTGAGGCCATTATAGTAAGAAGAACTTCACCCTTGCTGTCCATTGTGTTGATGTTTTCCTTTTCAAAATAAACGGGTACATTCTTTTCCTTTAACTGTCTGATGTATTTTAGGCAATCAAGGGTGTTTCTTGCAAATCGGCTGATTGACTTTGTAATAATCATGTCGATGTGACCTGCCATACATTCATCAATCATTCGATTAAACTCTTCACGCTTTTTCGTATTTGTACCACTGATACCATCGTCTGCAAATATCCCGGCAAGCTCCCATTCAGGGTTCTTACTTATGTAAGTGGTGTAATGCTCGACCTGTGTTTCATAACTTGTTGCCTGTTCCTCGCTGTCTGTACTGACTCTGCAGTACGCTGCGACCTTTAGCTTAGGCTTTTCTGTAACACCGACTGTGTTGCCTACACGCCTTTTTGCCGGAATAACTGTAATGCATTTTCCTGCCATTGTTATTCCTCCCTTTCGATTAAACTGTAAATATATTTCGCCTGCTCAAATGGATCAGTGTAACTGAGTTCTGCGGGCTTGAAATGGAATGTAGTAGGTAAGGCTTTCTCCTCTTTAGGTTTCTGCCTATTGTTCCTACCAAGTGCATCCATTCTTTTCTGCTTTTCTTCTAAAGCCTTATCAAAAGTTTCCTGGTCAATTATCTGTGGGTAGTAATCTGTTCCAAGATACTTTTTATTGCCAAGCATTCTTGTTACAGTTCCGTGGTATGTTTCAATACCAACATCTCTTGCTGCAGCCATAAGTGACTTTCCTTCAAGGAAACCTTTATACATTTCTCTTAACTGTCTGGCTGCAACTTCATCAATTACAGCCTTGCCATCAATAACCTTGTAGCCAAATGGTGTATGTTTCATGCTATCCCAACCTTTCTGTAAGCCTTAACCCAAACTTGAATTCAAAGACAATTTCTTCTCTTGATTTCACGATTATTTTCTCGATGAACCTTTCAAAGACATCATCATCAAATTCTGTAAAGGTATCTGATTTACCAAGGAACTCCACAAGGTCTTTGATGCTGCTTTCTACTGTGTAGCCTGACTCATCCATTCGAAGAATCATCTCTCTCTTGCTTATCAGTTCCTCGTATTCGGTTACCAGCTTGTTGTGGGCATTGTAGAATACTGAAAGCGCAAGGTATCCCTTGGTAAGCAATGCATTCATCTGCTTACGCTGTTCTTCATTATCCGTCATTGCCTTTTCTATCTTTTCGATGTCAAACTCGTTCTTCTTTGCATTTGATGTGCAGATGGAAACAAGAAGTGGTTTTAACACCAGATCATTTCCAAATCTAAGCTTGTTCATCATTGTAAGAAATGCTCTCTTTAAATCATCATCTCTGATGGCTTTCATAGAGCAGGAATCCTTATCATCGATGTGTTTGGCACAGCACCAGGCAATGTAATACCCACCAACAACTGTAATGGTTCTTCTTTTAAGCGTTGTACCACATTCTCCACATTTGATTCTTCCTGAAAAGCAATAACGATTTTGGTATTTCGTAGTATCACCACCGTTACCTTTTTCAAGTCCTCTTTGCTTCAACACATCATTTGCTTTATCAAAAGTTTCATGACTGACAATTGCCTCGTGGTGGTTTTCACAGAAGAACTGGTCACAGTCACCTTTATTGCTATGTCTGTTGAAATTATCATCTGTGAAGGTCTTCTGGAAAAGAACATCACCCGTATACTTTTCATTATTGATTATTCCTTTAATGGTACTTGCCGTCCACTTTCCACCTTTCTTGGTTGGAACACTCTGTCGGTTCAGTTCCTGAGCAATGGAGTGGGTACTTCTGCCATTAAGGGTATATGCAAATATTTTCTTTACCACTTCTGCCTGTTCGGGGATAATCACCATTTCGCCTTCCATATTGGCATAACCATAAGGTGGGTATCCGATGATAAATGTTCCGTCCATAAATCTTCGTCTGATACTCCATTTCTCATTCTCCGAAATGGATACAGATTCGTCTTTGGCCATACTCGCTAAAATAGCAAGCATGAGTTCGCTCTCCATAGAACCGGTATGGATGTTTTCTTTTTCAAACTGAATGTAAACATCGTACTTTAGCAATTGTCTTACCAGTTCAAGACAGTCTGTAGTATTTCTGCAGAATCTGCTAATTGATTTCGTAAGCACAAGGTCGATGAGTCCTTTTTCACAGTCATTGATTAAAGCCTTAAGGCCTTCTCGTTTATCCTTTTTTGTACCACTGATACCTTCATCATAATAAAGGCCTGCATATTCCCATTCAGGATTCGACTTGATGTAATTCTCATAATGTTGTTTCTGCGTATCAAGGCTTAGTAACTGATCTATGTTATCCGTAGAAACACGGCAATAGGCAGCAACTCTTGTCTTCCTGATAAGCATTGATTCAACCTGGTCGATTTTTGTTACAGTCTTCACCTGTATCACCTCACTTTCGCATGGACATATTCCCGTAGAACGCACTATATATCAAGTCATTTAGAGCATAATCTCTGCCAGATAGGGAGAGAAAATAAGTCTGTTTTTCTCGGATATTTTGTGTAATTCATCATCAGAAATAAGACCCTTTTCTGCCATCTTACGAACTATCCTTTCAGCGAGAATGAAGTCAAATTCCTTCTGCAATTCTTCCTGTGTAAACACCTTTGTGTCAGGCTTTGGTGCTGCTGCACCGTCTTCTAATTTTGTAATCTGCATAAAAAGCACCTCCTACCAGATAGCCTTGGCAGGAGGTTGAAAAGGACGCTTTCGCTAATCTTTTTTATAAAACTGACATTCATAGCCGTCAGCACGAAGAAGCAGTCCCTTCGCCCAGGGTGGCGTTCTTCCCATCTGCTCACACACGGCATCAAGGGACATATCCTTTCTGCACGCGATGATGACTTCATCATGCACATGAGCAACGATATTACAGTTTCTTAAAGTCTGCATTGCATACATGAGAATATCCCTGGCAATTGCCTGCGTGATGTTTTCACAGAACTTGGGACCGTAGCTTTCGAGCCTTTCCCATTTCTTTGTACCACCAATACCCTCATAGGTAACAGATTCACCACCGAACTGATTCACACCCATCTTGGGTTTTACATATGCAAGTCTTCTGCCAGAAGGAAGAACGATAAAAAGAAAGCCGCTCTTGTACATAAATCGTATGCCGTGAGTTTCGGTTGTGATTCTCTTCTTCACTGTTTCCTTTACACAGCTATCAATATCCCACCACAGCATTGTGATGGCAGGATTTGAATTTCTCCAGGCATAGACAAGAGGCTGGAGTTCTTCCTCGGTAAGTCCCATCTCGATTGCACCCATAGCTTTCAATGCTCCTACAGATCCGCCATAGCCAAGTGCGAGTTCCGCTATCTTACCTTTCTGCCTTAGGTGGCCATTAATGCCGTGCTTTTCAACAGGCACTCCAAACATCTGTGATGCCGATGAGCAGTAGATATCCTTGCCTTCTTCAAATACTTTAATTCGCCATTTCTCACCAGCAAGCCACGCAAGTACTCTTGCTTCAATGGCAGAGAAGTCTGCAATGATGAATTTATTATCACCCTGTGGCACAAAGGCAGTACGGATAAGCTGTGACAAGGTATCCGGGATATCATCATATAAAAGTTCAAGTGCATCAAAGTTGCCTGTACGAACTAACCCTCTAGCTTCGGCAAGGTCTGTCATATGGTTCTGAGGGAGGTTCTGGAGCTGCACCAGTCTTCCGGCAAACCTGCCAGTTCTGTTGGCTCCATAAAATTGGAACATTCCTCTTACTCTGCTATCCATGCACACAGCATTTTCCATAGCTGTATACTTTTTTACACTACTCTTAGCAAGCTGCTGACGAAGGGATAACACATCTACAAGATGTTCAGGTGCATCTTTCATCATCTCTGCCACCACTTTCTTACCGAGGCTGTCTGTTTCAAGTCCATTCTCTGAAAGCCAGTTTTTCATCTGTTGTACAGAATTAGGATTTTCAAGACCGGTAAGTTCCTGCATCTGTTTTGTAAGTGCCGTCTTGCTCTTCTCATCAAAGGCAATGGCATTCTTAACAAAGACCATATCAACACCAATGCCTCGGTCATTGATTTCCTGGTCAAGATGGTACTCGTCCCACATTTCATCAGACACTGGAAATCTAGCAAGCTTATCCTTGATGCCCATTTCCGTTTCAACATCACGGATATTGTAGGCTTTGAACTGTTGCCACTTCTCCATATCGTGATAAGGCATATTTCTTGTTCTGCCACCATTCGCTTTCGTTGGAGTGCAAGGCACACAAAAATACTTGATGAGGTTTTTACCTTCTGAAAGTTTCTGCTTTTCAAGTCCAAGGACAGCACCGACACCCTCAAGAGATAACGGAAGTCCGAGTGTAGCCGACCATATCATTGTGCAACGCCATGACACAGGATCAAGACAATATCCCTTAAGAGATACACCATTATCACGAAGATACCTGGATAAGCAGACTCTTTCAAACTGTGCATTGAACGCCCATTTGATAACTGAATCATCTGTAAGTGCATCGATGATATCCTGTGGTATCGTTTCTCCCATTGCCAGGTCAACAACCTTAACATTGCCACCATCGACTGAATAACCGAATAAAAGGATTTCAAAGTCATTACTCTCTGTGTACTTGTAAACACCTGACTTCTGAAGACTTATACTTGAGTAGGTTTCTATATCAATACTGATTGATTTCATTATTTCACTTCCTTCCAAAGCAAAATAGACGGCAGAGGATAACCTCCACCGCCCATATGCTTATTCTTCAGTTGATTCTTTCTTTTCACTTTTCTTGGCTCTGTGTTTCTTGATGCTGTCACGCACAAGCCATATACCATTCATGACAGTACTTACAATGCCGTAGATACCAGCACCCATAAAGAAGTAGAAAATGATAAGTACATCAACCTGCTTTGCTAATTCATATAATTCGTTCATATCGTTTGCCTCGTATATTCGTAATAGTCGCAGACGATGGTGTTTCACACCGCCTGCAGGAAGTTAATAGGTCTATTCAGATCAAGATAAGAAATCGTCATCTTCCTCAATGCTGAAATCATCAGTTGCAGAGCTACGACCACCAAGTGACTCTCCATCTCTGATCTTCTGAATGTTACCAAGACCACAGGCAATGCCCTTATTACCATTAGAGTTGAAAGCATAGAAGTTAAGAGAAACTCTTGCATAGCAACCACTGTACACTTCATCACGGTCAAGGATAGGCTTTACGGCCTTATCAACAATCTGTGGTGCTGTCTTGCTGTTGGCATTGATGAACCAATGTCCGGCATAAGCCTCGTCCTCACGTTCTGTATCTCCGTCACGAAGAGGAAGCTTGATTGCTGCCTTGTTAGGCTTCTTGCCACCGAACTTTGCAATGCCTTCCTCAATAGCTGCATCAACTGCATCATTGATTGCCTTTACTGTTTCCTTATCGTCCTTTGGAATAAGAACAGATACGCTGTATCTTTCAGGACCACCATTGATTGATACTGGGTCCCATCCATGGAAATAAGAAAGTCTTGTGTTTTTACCTGTAATAACTTTAGTTCTGTTTACATTAGCCATAATCGTTAATCCTCCATTTTAAATTCGTTTTTAGCGTCTGATATATTCATTGCCTTTCTCTTATCCGAATTAGGTACAAGAGTCGGCTTTCCGGGTGGTTTGTAGATAAGGTCACCCAGTACCTTTTCAAATGTTGCCTTACCCATCAGTTTCTGCATCTCTGTAAGAGTGATGAGCGACTTTCGGTAAATATCCTTATAGCCTGCCTCCTTGGCTGCTTTGGCAACTTCAATCTCGTCCTTGTACTTACGGACGGAGCGTCCTTCAACAACCTTGAATCCGTTCCACTGCTTGCCGTGGTTTACTGCCGATTCGGTAGCATAAGCCATAATCTCATTTGCCCACTTTGTAAGATCAGGAATAATCGTTAATACCTCTTCGATTTCGCTGTCTGTAAGAAGTGGAGGAAGTTTGAACTCTTCCTGTGCAAGTTTCAGTTTTTCTTCTGCTCTTGCTCTGCATCTGACTGCTGCCCTGCAGAAGGTACACCATTCACCAGGACAATATTCGCCCTCGCCATTCATGGCCATTTCTGCTTTTGGCTTTAACACCTCGTTAGCCCATGTTCTAAGTTCTACCACCGGAATCGTCCATGTACTGACATTTTCACGTCTAGGCTGGAAGATGGACATTGATACTTCCTTGATGTCATATAAGCTGTCATAGATGGCAAGCGCACCAAGTGCATAGCATTTCATCTGTGGATTGTCTGTTGCATCAACAAGAACTCCCATTCCATATTTGAAATCGATGATATGTAATCTGTCATCAGATACAATCACACAGTCTGCTGTGCCATAGCCGTCCAGCACATAATCAGAAAAGTCTACGTGTTGCTCTATCAGCACCAATGGGTCCTTGCAATTTTGTTTTGCAATATCAAGCTGTTCCAAGACGAAGTCCACATATGCATCTGTGTGTTCCTGCATTTCATCACTGTCATAGGATGATACAGGTCTTTTACTTCTCATGCGGAGCGCCTTCTTAAGCTTGTGTTCACATTGAGCGTGAGCAGCTGTTCCTTCTTCTGCTGCCTGGCTTGTCTTATTCTCGAACTCTGACTCAAGGCTTGCACTAGGTGTACAGTTGAGCCATCTGTGAGAACTCGAAGGTGAAAGGAATGCGTGTTTACTCATCTCCAAGCACCTCCGCCTCTTTGATAATTGCTGCATACTGACTAGGGTCGATGTCTGATAACTTGCTACCACCATACTTAGTGATAAGACCCTTTACTTCTGCAGTAAGTCCGTTCTGGCTCTTTTCGGCAAGAACGCCTCTGACATCTTCCAATGTGTAAGTCTTGGCTTTTTCCTTCTTAGGCTTTGCAGTCTTTTCAGGAATCTGTGCTACAGGTTCTTCTTTTATTTCAATTGCCTGAACATCGATTGCTTTAATCTCTGTCAATGCATCTGAGAATACCTGCAAGCTGTCAGCCAAAGCACGAACATTTGAAATAACATCAATAAGTGCATCAAGTACTACGGTTACTTTGCTCATGGTCTACCTCCTTCCGTAATCTTTGTTATGGCAAGTTCCTCAATCGTGTCACCCGGAACAAGAATCATGATTTTCTGCTTTCTGCCAAACAGCATTCGCAGAAATCGTTCTCTTAAGGTGATGCTTTTACAGGAAACCATACCGTTTCTCTGTGGCTTGTCAGAAACACTGATGTGCAGATTGTGTTTCATCGTTAACACCTCCAATTCCGAGAGATTTGTTTCTCTCTAACTTTTAGCCTTGGGAAGATGCTCTAAAGGACGTTTTTTGAAAAACTTTTTTATTTTCTTTTTTCATCACTGTTTTGCTCTTCCTAACTGTTAGCCTCGAAAGAACAATCAAAAGGACGCTTTTTACAAAAAAAATAAAACCTGCCTACACTCCGAAGAATGCAAGCAGGCTCATAGCACTGTTTCGATTATTTCTTATTTTAAGAGTTTATTGACTCTCTTCTGTACCTTTGCATAATCATATCCGGCTGCGGTGAGCCTCGCCTTTCTGTCGGCACCGCTGCCCCATACACCTTTGATGACTTCCTTTGCAAGCTCGTCTATCGTTTTGGTACTCGAGATTCCTATTTCATTCACAACTTTCCCGTTAGCATCAAAAACATAGTAGCCTAAATTGGATGCCGCACACTTCCTCGCATTATCCAAAGACTTAAATGCGCCATTCTGGGACTTTGCATCTGCCCAGGACTTACGCACACGATAGAATCCCGTTGCAGGCGCAGATGGCGTAACAGAACTGCCACCAAGATTAGTGGTAACCTTCGCTGCCAAATCGTCAAGCCTTGCATAGAGCCAATTACCCGGATATGATTTGTTGGCAAACCATCTGTGGACAGTAAGCACCATCTCGTCAGACTTTGGAGTGTAATTAAGAGTCTTACTCTTATCTCCAAGCCAGATAAGTTTCTTCTTGCCATTACGTTTACAGATATCTACGCAAAGCTTAATAAGAGTTGTGTACACCGCACTGTTCATAGCATATGGCTCGGCCTTGTCACTGGCACACTCAATGGTTACTGCCCTTTGGTCATTTGCATTGGAGGACGAACACCAACTGCGGTTCTTCTCCTCAACATACATACCAACTCTGCCATCAGGACCAATACCATAGTTGCAACTTGCTTGTCTGGAAGTCAGCGCAAAGATATTTCCTAAAGTTTCCACGCTGCACTGGCCGACAACGCAGTGAGGCGTAATGCGGTCAATGGAATGTGTTCTCTGTCCAGAATGGTTCGGACTAAGCTTGGTATAGGATACCAGAGAACTATTGGTGTAAGCCATTTTACTTCTCCTCCTTTTTCGCTCTGTCATGGAGTTGTTCCAACACCATCTTTATTTTCTCCGGCACAGGCAGGCCGAGATGTGCGGCATTTTCCAGAAGGCTGACACCTTCATTGGAAATATAAAAGAAAATCACCGCTGTTCTCAAAACACTGCCTGTCCCGACAACATCTGCATCCAGTATATTTGCAATGCCCACCAACATAAAAATCAACACTTTGCGGCAGATGCCACGGAAACCGACTTCACTGGAAAGCGTATGGTCATTTACCGCACACATAATGCCTGTGATGTAGTCCATTGCCGTAAATGCAAGCAATGTGTAAAGCAGACCGTCACAGCCACCGAGGAAGTACCCAAGCCACCCTCCAAAAGCGGAGAATATCAGCTGAATTACATTCCAAAAATCCTTCATTTTCATCACCTCCAATAAAAAAAGACGGTCACTCCGTCTTATATCCGTTTAAGTCATATCCCCGTTCTTCAAGCAATGCCTTTACTGCTAAAAGCTGTGTTTTCGGCACAAGCCTTACGGCTTTATTCTTTTCATCACAGGTTCTTCTCTGATTGATTACCAACTGAAAATACATCTCTGTCATTTTTCATTTCCTCCAATCATAGTTTCATAAAAGTCAGCCAAAGATTCCATTAAGGTTAAATTGCTCTGCTCCTGCTGTTCATACATATCCGCCTGCATTTCCATAATGGCAAGTTCTGCGTCATTTGGCTGATACACTGCAGGTTCTTCCTTTGGTTTTGGAACAGTGAAACAGCCGTCTGTCACAGAATATTCCACACCATTATAAAAGTAGGTTTTACAATCCATATAAAGCAGATATTCTCCTGTTTCTATGTCAAAGCGTTTCACCGCAAACTTTTCTTTCTCTATCGGCTCGGCAACAACCGCCGAACCGTAATGAATCCAGTCCGGCATTTCTTTAGCCTTATACCAGATTTCCGTTTCATTTCTTACTTCAAACATCAAATCACCTTCCTTGGTATGTAACGGTTACGGAATGAATGTAATAACTTTTTGAACCCGAATAATACTCCACAAGCTGTACCTGTTCACCGGCAGTGCAGTACATACTGAAGGTTTTGGATACTGTGGCAGATGTACTTGTCTGAATTGTGCCGATACACGGCATAAGGTAAAAGATCGTACTGCCTCGGTCTGAAATATAATCACCCCAAGATACAGAGGATGTATCTGTTTTGCTTACATAGCTGGCACTGTTTACCGATGAGGCATCATAAGACGCATTTTGGTCAATGGTTCTTCCGCCTACATAACTGTAGTTATTGCTTGTAGCATTATAGCAATAGGACGCTGTTGCGGTGATGATTTTTCTTACCTCAATATTTGAGGAATAGCTTTGTGCATTTGATGTCACTGTCACCTTATAAACACCGCTGACAGGAGCGACAAACTTTGCAATACAGATATATCTGTCAGAATAGGTAGCAGATGTTATCGAACCCGAATACACCGTTGTTCCTGTTCCTGTCTGGCTTGCCTGTCTTTGGGAAATGAGATAACTCAGCTTTTGGCTAAGAACTCCCGTACTGCTGGCACTGTTGTTGGTAACAGTGTAGGAGCGGATGTTATCAAGGTATCCTGCTCTTGCCGCTGTCCAAGAGGAAAGCAAAGCATTAAGCTTTGCCATAACCGTTCCCGCTGTGGCACTTCCGCCTGTGGCATTGACTGAGCCGATTAAAGTGCTGATGATATAGCTTATCTTTTGGCTTAATGTACCGCTTGCATTTGCAGATGTGCTTGCGGATGTATTGGAAATAACGGCATTTAGTTTGCCGTTTACCGTTCCGTCAGTCGCAGTTCCGCCTGTATCAGTTTTCTTTCCAATCAGCTTTTTTAATGTTGCAAATACTGCTGTATCCATGTTTTTCCTCCTTTCAGTTTTGGCTGACAACGCTTGTAATCACATCATCTGTAATGGTTGTTTCCGTTGTGCTGTTTAAAAGTACATGACTGCCGTCAGAATCCCATGCCTTTGTGACACAGCGGATAACCGTATCTCCGATATTAGTGATTCGTTCTGCAATTTTCACTTTATTCAGCACCATGGTTTCCGTAATTACCGTATCCGTAATGTTTGATGTGACCGTTGCCCCAATACGGTAGGCGATATTGTCAAAATCAAAGGTCTGCAGTTGAGAAATATCATTCATTACACCCTGATACCATTCATTAACGGCACTTTGCAGATGAGAAAATTCCTCTTGTTGTTGTTCAAGCTGTGTATTTGTTTTATTCTCCTGTGCCGCAAACTGAGTATTCATTTTCTCCTGCACTTCATCACTGAACTGCTGATAGGCTTTACTGTATGCAGTGAAATAGTCGCTTGCCGTAAAGCCTGTTAAGGTACAGTACACGCCGACTCTTTCGTCCGTTATGTTATACTGTGTAAGACTTGCAGCACCAGATGCGATATAGATTGTGGCAAGCGGAATTTCAAAACGGTCAGCGGTCTGTGTGAGGTTTGGTACGGTCGGATTGGCGGAAGGCGTTCCCTCCAAAACATAAACACCACATATTCTGTTTACAAAATCGGCTCTTGCCACCACTCGGTCATATCTGCCGTAATGTACATCTCCTGCCGTAATCAGAATATTTTCGTCCTCATCATTGGCATAAAATCTGCCGTTAATGAAAAAAGCACCTGACGCAACGGTGATATACATATTTCCATTTAAAGCTGTCACCTGCAAACCTGTGGAATCGGCGCCGTAAACACCGTTTGAAAACAGCTTGCTGAAATACAGAGCAAACTGTTCACTGGTATAGGTTCTGTCATAGTTTCCCTCGCTGTCCATCACAGCATCAAAGGGAAAATAGGTTATACTCATCCAAACACCTCATTTCTTTGTAAAAATCGTGGGAATGGCATCCCCGTATGTAATCTCCATTTCATAGGTCTTTTCATAAAAATGCGTTACTTTCTCTATAGGCTTTGCCAAGGCAAGACCGCTGTCCGTATCCGTCAAAAGCACTGTATCTCCAAGAAAATAGTCCTTGTTGTACTGATACTGCTCGGAATTTAAAATCACAAATTCCGCACCTGTGGTTTTTGATTTTTCCTTCAGACCTTTCATTACGTCCTCAACGGAACTGCCTTTCTCCACATACTCTCTGCGAGAAAGTCCTTCTGATTCTGTTTCACCGTATGCGATGTAGCCTTCTTCCTCTGTTTCCGTTTGCTCGGTATAAAGGTATGCCACATTTTTATAGTCCGAGGTTTCCTCATAAATATCCGTTTCGGAAATGTTGTTGAACTTATCACCGAAAATTACGGTACTGCTCCTGTCGGAAACAGGAATACACTGAAAAACAAGTTTTTTCTCTTGAACATCGTAGTTTAGCTTAAATCCAAAACCACCTAATTTGCTGATGAATTTCAAAATACTCAGACAGTCATTTGCCTCATAAATACGCTTTACAGTGTTCTTGGAAGGAAGATTGTTTTTTCGCACCGCCATACAAGCTATTTTTCGTTTTGTATTTTCGGGAGAAATAAAGTTTTCCTGTATCAGACGGATACAGGCATCCTCATAGCTTTCACCAACAGGTGCTTCAAAGCCTTTGACGCACCGCCAAGAAAGAACAGACGTAATGTGCCTGCCTGTGATTTCGTATTTTCTCAAATCCTTGCTGTCGGTTTTATGCTTGTTCTCCGCCAAGTAAGCATTGTTTCCCACCACAAGAATGTCCTCCGTCACGCTGATATTTCGGTAAACCTCGCCGTCTGTAAAGGACAGCTGAATATCTCCCACATCTCGGATACATTCCGAAAACTGGATACTGCTGTAGGACTGGAGTATGTCCTTCAGCGTAAAATCAGAATAAATGTCAACTCTCATATATCCTCCTTACAGTACCAATGGATTATAATTAAAAAACACTTCCAAATTTGTTACATTCCGTTCCGCACCGTATTCAATTTCATTTTCTCCGACAAAGAACTTAAAAAAACTGCTTTTGGGTGCATTTAAAACAGAAAAATCCTTATTGCCATTCTTATAAATAACAGGCTGTTGTTTTGTAAAATCAATGAGCAGTTCTTCCCCTTTTCTCAGTTCATCTGTAAAATACACGCCTTCTTCTGTTTTTCGGTTAATGATATAAGGATTTTTCACAGAGCCGAAGGAAGATACAAACCGCACCGTCCAACCGCTGTCTGCATCCCCTGTGTTATTGATTTTCGTTACAAGCTGTGCCGCCTTTACTCCGAAAAGAGTATATGGTGTAAAATACTGCGGAAAAACAAAGGAAGGAGTCATGCTTGCAAGATTGTCTGTTACAGTCTGTTCCTTCCAATAAGTGCCGTAGCATATCAGCTCTGTTTCCAGACTGCCTTTGCCGTTTGTATATGAAAATGTAGGTATGCTTTTCGGATAACAGGAAATAGACTTTGTATATTCTCCGTCAGAATATTTCAGCAGACCTTCCGTTTTGGGATTGAACACACTTTTGATGTGTTTTTCAAACAGACGGTAGTTGCTGTCAGCCTGAAACACAGCCTTGATAGTGATTTCTCTTGGCTCCAAATCAAGGTTTTGCAGAGTTTCTCCGTCCTGTCTGCTGTTTTTGTCGGTATAAAAAGAAGCATCCACATCCTCCTCAAATGCTGTCGGTATCAGATTTGAGAAAAATGAGATGCTTACGCTTTGGTTTGTTGCCGTATTGGTATAGATTAAGTTTTCCGTGGCTTTCATTTCATCACACTCCCGTAAAGCCAAGCCTTCTGAAGGTTCTCTGCAATTCCTTTTGTTCCTTTCGGGCAGTGCTTTCCGAGGAATTGTAAAAGTTCTGCGTCACTGTTACATTAGTATCACCTCTTTTGGCAGTTACATTGCTTTGATAGGTTTTGTTTTCCTGTGCCGTCAGAACTCGTTCACCCTTATGGAGAATGGCTTTATACCCATCAAAAGGAACATAGTCCAGACCTCCTGCATGAGAGCCGTCTGCATCGTCACTCATTTCCCGATTTGCCGACCGCCAAAAGGCAAGCTTTTCCTTCAGCCAGTCAATGGTATCCGTTACCCAATCTTTCAAACTTCTCCATATTTCCTTCATGCCGTTCCAAAGACTGTCAAAAGCATTGCATCCTGCATTATAAAAAGAAGAACCCATGTTTACGAGAGAAGTTACCAGTTCATTGAACTTGTTTACCGCATTGGTTTTGATTTCCGTCACTTTCTGCAAAACCGCTGTTTTTATGGTATTCCAGACAGACACAAGCTTCGGATAGAGAACATTTGTGATGAGATTCAGAATGCCGTCCTTTAAAACAGTAAACAAGCTTAAAATTCCATCCTTCAGTATAGTAACAATGTTTGTAATGTCACTGCTGATGTTTTCCCAGTTTCCGCTGAGAGCATCTGCAAACACCTGTGTTGTAGCAACAATTAAGTTCAGTGCCGTTTCCACAATAACCTTCACAGCGTCCCATACAAATGAAAAATTCGTCTGTATCTCCGTTAATACGGTACTTAAAATTTCCTTTATGCTGTTCCAGATGATTTGAATGTTATTCCGAAAATCCTCGTTGTTTTTATATAAATCAGCAATAATCAGTATCAAAGCCGTTACTGCGGCGGCTATAGCAGCGATTGGTGCAAGTGGCAAAGCAAGACCTGCCGAAAAAGTGCTGACAGCTGTTGACGCTGTGCTAATCATTGGTGCAAGAGAGCCGATACTTGTCATCAATGTTCCCAACACAACAAGCAAAGGCCCTGCGGCGGCTATAAGCGTGCCGATAACAACGATTATGGCCTGTATTCCCGAAGGCAAAGAAGAAATCCATCCGCATAGTTTTTGTATTCCGCCTGTAACTGCGTCTATGGCTGGGGAGAATGTATCCAGAATCACGCCACCCAAAATGATAAAGGTATTTTTTACTGCATTAACGGCTTTATTGATTTTGGAGCTGTTGGTCTGCAGTTTTTCAAAGGCACTTTCCGTTGCACCTGTGCTTTCACGCATCTGGGCAAGTGTGCTGTTAAAATCCTCGGCACTGTCACCCAAGAGAATCAATCCTGCCTTGCCTGCCTCGGCACTGCTCCATAAATCACCAAAGGAAAGATTCTGCTCATCGGCAGATTCCTTCAATATGGAAAGTACATCTGCAAGGCTTGCTCCGTTTTCCATCAGCTCCGCAAAGCTTTTGCCTGTCTTTTCCTTTAAAATATCGGATACCGTTGTACCTCTTTTTCCAAGTTCATTCAGCATGGAGTTCATATAGGTGGTGCTTTCCGCTGTGGCAACACCGTTTGCCGTCATTTTGGCATAACCTGCACAAAGCTGATCCAACTGCACATGATAAGCATTGGCAGTAGGGATAACCTTGCCCATGGAAGAAGATAGTTCCGCTACAGTCGTTTTGCCAAGGTTCTGTGTCTGAATCAGCATATCGGAAACATTTGTTACCTCAGACGCCTCCATGCCGTAAGCGTTTAAAATGGTGGTCAGCACATCCAAAGCCGCACCTGCATCGGCAAAGCCTGCCTTTGCAAGCTTAGTAGAATTGGTTACGAAATTGACCGCATCACCTGTTTTCTGACCTGCGGAAATGGCATTGTATACGTTGTCTGCAATTTCATTGGCGGAAATGCCTGTTTGGGAGGATAATGCCAATATCTGAGAACGCAGTTCATCAAGCGGAACCTCCGTAGTATCTGCGATGGTGCTGACCTTTGCCATAGCATCCTCAAAATTCACAGCCGATACAGCCGCCGCAGTGCCGATTCCCGCAACAGCGGCAGATACAGGCATAACGGCTTTTCCTGCCGCTGTCAGCTTTCCGCCTGTTTCCTTCATTTTCTCTCCAAAAGAATTGATTGTGACATTAGACCTTGCCACATCTTTTTCCAACTCCTTCAGCTGATTTTCCGTTGTAATCAGCTCTCTGCGGAAGGCATCATACTTGCCTTGGTCGATTTCACCGTTTTGGTACTGCTCCTCAACCTGTGATTGTGCGTCTTTTAAGGTTTGGAGTTTTTTTCTTGTTTCGTCCGCCTTTTCCGTAAGCAGTCTGTATTTTTGTGCCAAAAGCTCCGTATTGGACGGGTCAAGCTTTAATGCCTTCTGCACCTCGTTCAGCTGTTTCTGCGTAGTGCTGATGGAACGGTTGGCACTGCTCATGGCTTTGCTTAAATCCGTTGTGTCCGCACCGATTTTTACGGTAATGCCTTTGATGTCATTTGCCATAGGTTCACCTCCTTTGGGCATGAAAAAAGCACCTTAACCTGTTATGGTTAAAGTGCTGTGTAAGTATGGTGTTAAATTGTTTGGAAGTCAGATAAATCGGAATTTGTGGAGAGATTTCCTGAACTTTCCTTATTTTTCAAGGCTTACAGCCCCTTAGATAGTGAAATGATATGTATTTTCCCTTATTTTTGCCCTTATGCGGAATCCGCAAGGGAAATAAGGGAAATTTTTAGTTAAGCATTGCTCGCTACTTTATCAAGAAGTCTTGCGGAATCCCGTTTTGCTTTTCTTGTTGAGTGAGCGTAAATATTCATTGTGGTACTGACATCAGAGTGTCCTAACAGTTCCTGTACATCTTTCGGTGCAGCTCCATTGGAAAGCAGATTGCTGGTATAAGTGTGACGCAACTGGTGAAAATGGAAATCTTCAAATCCTTCCAGCTTCTTTGCCACTGATCTGCATACAATGCTGAGTGTACTCGGCAGTTCCAAAGAGCCATCTGGTCGCAGGCAGACAAAGGAGATTTCTTTGTAATCTGTCGGGATTTCCTGTGTTCCGTCAAGATGATAGTATTCATAATATACCCTGTTTTTCACATGCACTTCTTTGTAGTAATTGCGGTGATATAATTCGCCATACTGCATCCGGTTTTTGAGCTGTTCTTTTCTGGCAGCTTTCAG